ACCACCACTCCGACCACATTCCAAGCCACGTTTGCGAACGCACATCTAGCAACCGATCAGGTAATAGGCGCAACATTCTCCAGCGGTCAAATTGACGCTCCGCTGTTTACGCAAACAGAAATCATCTCTTATCTATCGGAAGTTATTAACGATTTCCTTCTGAAGGTTCGGCCTCTTTATGCTGTAACTAATCAAAATACGACTACGGGACAGCAGGTATATCCGCAACCAGCAACCTGTATTCGCATGGAAAGGATTGCAATTAATCCCAACCCTGCCGGAAACGGCGTAACTCTAGATTTGTACGAGACTTCGCAGGCCAGCTTGGATCTTTCCGATCCTTTCTGGCAGGGTAAGCAGGGTATTCCACAACAATGGTTTCGAGACCGCGTAGATACCGGTAACTTCGGAGTGTATCCGATTCCCTCGGCTATCTTTTCCATGGAGCAATGGTATTCCTATCGCGGTGCAACTACAGGAAATACATTGACTACGACCATATTGGTACCCGATGTTTTCAGGCAGTTCATGGTCTTTGGTGTACTGGCACGGTGTTTTTCAAAAGACGGTGAATCCAGAGATCCATTGAGAAGTTCTTATTTTTCTAAGCGATACGACATGGGAATTTTACTGTCCCAAAAACTATTAACATCTCTTGGGGTTAATATGGAGCAAGGTTTTGGAAACGACCAAGATTTTTCACCAATGCCGGTAGGTGCCAGTGCCTAACAATACGTATCGCTCCTTCCCCTATATTTATTCAGATCGTGGACTTGTAGCTAGATATGCTATTGATAGAAGCCCACAAAATACTTTCTGGAATCACAACAACGCCGAAGTCCGCATAGAAAACTCTGTCTCTACTAGGCTTGGATATCAGCCAATTACCACGGCCGGTACCACTAACGCTCCGCTTCCTGGCTCAGTTCAAACACTGGCCCGCCTGAAGGGCCTGAACAATACCTATCGATATGCCGGAGCGGGTACGGGCATCTATCGCCGTACAGGAGATACCAACGGAGCCTACACACCGATTAATGGGAGCTTCGTTCTTAGCGGAAATAGGTTTTTCTCTTCTCCATATCGTCCGAATTTGAGTGCTCAGCCCTATATTTTCTTCGCCGATTCCAATTGCATGACCAAGGATAACGGCCAGCTAGGCACAGTACAGCAGTGGGGTATCTTTCCTCCAACAGCGCCGGTAGTTAGCGCCTTGGAAACATTTGCAGTTACAAATATCTTCAATTTCCAGAGCGCCCCATCGGTTATTTCCGGATTCACAGGCACCAGCATTGTATCTGTTGTGAACACGACCATCGGCACGGCTATTACGACCGCCCCTGGCACCTTCACCGTTACACCCGCAAGCATGACCAATATTTTTACGGGTGCGCAACTAATCGTGGGTGCAGAAACAAATATTATCGTGATTTCCAAGACCGCGACAAAGTTCACCGCTTTTTTCCAACTCAACCACGCCTCTACGGACGCAGTTACTAACAATGGCTGGACCGGAACAATTGCTGCCGGATCGGGTGGAACGATTGAGGGTCCTGTGGTGGGTGGCTTAGGCAACCTTGGCAATGGAACAACGGACAGTACTGACTACATAAGCTTGGGCGTCATGGTTTCGGCACAATATGGAAGCGTTTTCTCTATCGCATTTGATGTCGGGGACGGTTCTTTCACGCAATCCTATTATCTCGCCACTTTCATTGATAATGTTCCGGTAGTCCCGAAAGGTCCAACCCAGCCACCCTCTCCTGGTCCGCCAAAGGGTTCTCCGCCAGGAACCCCGCCAACACCGCCACCGGGTCCAGGCAATCCAATCAATGCTGCGCCGACAGGAACGGCATGGCAAGAGGTTGAGATTCCTATTAGCTCTTTTGTGGCCATTGGCCAAGCCGGAACACCAGGACATGTTTGGGCCAATGTTAATTCTTGGCAGATTGTAGTCACCAATGGGTCGCCGACAAATACTGTGAGCGTTGGATTCAATAACTTCTACGTTTTTGGTGGTTCAGGGCCGGATTCCAGTGTGGGGTATTCCTACGACTATCGTATTACTTTCTATAACGCTAACACAGGAGACGAATCCGGTCCTTCGGTGACACAGATTCAGGGCTTAAATCCGGTAGCACAACCAATCTTTGTTGAATGGCCCGCTGCGGTTACTCCACCACCGCCACTTGATCCGCAAATAACGCATACGCGCGTTTACCGGCGCGGCGGAACGCTTCCAAACCAGTGGCTACAGGTAGCCCAAGTCCCAATTGGGACGACATCTATCGTGGATGTCCTGTCAGATGAAGATATTGCCGCCAATAACATATTGAACTACGACACTGCGCCGCCCGTGACGTCCGCCTTGCCGGTTCCAGTTGATACAACTCTTCGGGCGGCCGTGACTGCGACCGGAGAGTTCTCCGTTACGGTCAGTAGCACTGCAAATATGTATGTTAATCAGAATCTTACCGTTGACCCGTTCACCACCTCGGCGGAGGTAGTGATAATCCAGGCAATCAATACGGGCACCGGCACGATTACGGCATACTTTCAGTACGAACACCAAATAAACGCTATCGTCCAAGCAACTACCAGGACGGGACAGCCTTGCAATATTTCCGCAATCGCTTTTGACCAGGCATGGGTCGCAGGTGACCCAAACAATCCGAATATTCTCTACTACTCTGACCGGTTCAATCCGGAATCGTTTGCGCTGGAAAACACGCTGGAAATCGGAGTGCCGTCCGATCCGATTATGGCCATCGTGGAGTGGAACGGCCAACTTTATGTTTTTACGCAGAACACCGTTTGGAACGTGCTTACTGCCGCCGTTACGGGCAATGTGCCTATTCCTTATAAGACAGCGGCGCAGCACGGTTTGAACTGTAACTTTGGCTGGGTAGTTACGGAAGGTGAAATATGGTTCCAGTCTAACGGGGGCATTTATGCCTTCCAGGGATCTGAGTCAAAATACGTCAGCGAGCCTATTGAGTGGATTTTTACTCAGCAGTTTATCGATGACGAATTATCTAGGCCGGTGCCCGGAGTAAGTCCTGCCCAAGTCAGTCAGACCTTAATGGTCTATTATCAGAACGAAGTCTATATTTCCTATATCGATACTACCGCCACCCGGCGTCGAGTTATTTGGTCCCGTATCTATAACCGCTGGAGAAACGACGACATCCCAGCGAACGCCATGATAGTAGAAGAAGATACTTATAAATTACTTTTCGGCGCTACTACCGGAATGATTTACCAGGATCGCGTCAACGTTAACTACGACACCTCCGGGTACGCAGGTGGATTTACAACGTACGGGACGCTCAGCTTCAACCTGCAAACAGTCTCGCTGGATCTGGGGTATCCAAAAAATTTCAAAAACTTCAACGAGTTCACGCTGGATATCGACTGTGGTGGAAACACCGTGAACGTTATCCTGGCGTTTGACCAGGCAACCTTTAACCTCCCACTTGGGACAATTAATTCTATTGGCCGCCAGCAGATTACTTTTCAGGTGAAAGCCGGAGCCGGATATCTTGCATTGGATGTCTCGGTACTGCTCGAATGCACGATTAACTCAGCCGCAGGCTTGCCCGTAACAGTGTACGAAGCCCATATCCGCGCGGAAGTTGAAGCAGAGCTACGCAAATCTGCCGACACCTACGTAATGGATTTTAGCGGACCAGATTACAAGATCGTAAAACAGGCATGGATTGAATATACCGCGCTCGATGCGGCCGGAATAACAGTAAACGTTTACGTGGGAGCAAATACGACGGTATCCGCGCCCAACAATCAGGTGGAGTTCTCATTCACCTTGCCACAGTCGCTTACAAGAACTTCAAAACGCGTTCGGTTTCCAGCTACCAAGGCGCGTGTGTGGCGCTGGATTGCGACAAGTAATAGCGATTTCAGACTCTACTCAGACAGTCGGATTGAATTCAATCCAATTACAAAAGATAAAGGCTACGCTGCGCTACCATTTCAGCAGCCAGAGCCAACGCAGCCGTAGGAGCATAAATGCCAGTCAGCTATCAGAACCTAAACGAAGCAGACCTTAAAGACCCGCGCGGAGTGAATATTAACAAACGCAACCGCGAGCTTGTGAACGAAGTAAACCGTCTTGGAGGGTTGAACGGCCCGGTAGCTATCCTGAATGGCATTGTAGTAGGACAAAACGGCTCAGGGTCTATCACGGGTGCCAAGGCCATCCTCTCTGGAGCCGTTCAGGCCGCCTCCGGAGCCATTTCCGGGACTTTGAGCGCTGGTTCTATAGCAACTACCGGTCCCGTTGCTGCGGGCGCGGTTACGGCCGCATCGGTTACTTCATCCGGAGCCGTTGTAGCTGGCTCAATCACACTTGGAACCGGGACTTCGACTGTTCAGATTATTGTTGGTTCAGGAGCGCCGGACGGAGTAGTCGCGGCCCCGGTGGGTAGCCTGTTTCTTAATGTTGGGCCAAGTGGCGCTAACACCTTGTACGTGAAGCAATCAGGAATGGCGACAAATCAGGGCTGGAGCGGCAAGTGAGTTCAGCGGTCATGCAGAAAGAAGAAACATGGGCTTATCAGAGTGAAACCGCGCTCTTAATGCCTCATGTCGGAAGTATGGTTACAGAGTTTTTCCCAGAAGATTTCCTAGTGCAATTGTATTACAAAATTAAAAAGGATGGCAGCTTACGCCGTACTCTTCCCGTGGTTTCAAAGCACAGTCTGGCCAATTTCGTCTCCTATTTTTACAACAAATCAATCTTAGCTTGCGTGGCTAAACCTGGCGGTTTAGCTGGTTTCGTTTGGATTTACGACACGGAAGGTAACGATAAATTCAAGCGAGCATCGGTCGGAGTCTGTTTCTTTAAGGAATTTTGGGGTAATCCAGTCATCTATGAATTGGGCCGTTTAGCACTCGACTGGATGTTCAAAGAGCTTAATCTTTGCATGATCTTAGGAACCATTGCCTCTTGGAACAGGGCCTCCGTGCGCTTTGGGAAGGCCATGGGGTTCCAGCTTGCTGGGGTTGTCCCTTTGTTTTTCTTGAAAGAAGACTCTGCCACTGATATGACAATGATGTACTTAACTAGGGCTAGATTTTTCGGAGAAGAAGACAGTGGGTAAGGGCAGCAGCGCTCAAAACCAACAGAACCAGATCACCCAAGACATCCTGCCCATCATGCAACAAGAAGCGGGCCAGAGCGCAACTTTATTTGGCGAATCAAATCCAGGGTTCCAAACGGCCGAAAATTATTACCAGCAGCTTGCTAGCGGAAACCAGAAACAGATTTTCAATGCTATCGCTCCAGCCGTAGGACAGATTAACACTGCCAGTCAAGGTGCAGCACAAAACATCGCGCAGAACATGCCACGTGGTGGTGCGGAACAGCTAGCTCAAGCGCAGAATCAAAATCAGCGTGCCGGTCAAATTGGAAGCCTGGCTACATCTGCTTATACGGGATCGTTCCCGGCGCTCGCTCAGCTATCTGGAACCGGTATTGGGCTTTCAACGAACGCTGCCAGTACCGCCGTATCAGCCGGTTCGGCAGCAAGCAGCAGTAACCAAGCTTTAATGCAAGATATGGCAGCAAACAAAGGCGCTACGATGGCTTTTGCTGGAAATGTAGCTGGTGCAGGTGGGCAAGCCGCAGGTGGGAAATAAATGGGCAATTTTAGACCAGTTCCAATAGATGATCTTCCGATGCCACAGGCCGCTGCGCCCATTCAGTATCAGCCCGCCCAATTAGCGCCACCCCCGGATGATCCCAATAAAAACCCCGGCGTTGGATACATGGGTACCGGTGGAAAGGTTGCCGATATAGCATCAAACTTTTTGAATGGCTGGATGCGCGGAAAGCAGCAGGCCGAAGAAAAAAAGATCGCCAATGCTTCACAGGAAATGCAAGGGCTGCACTACGGATTCCAAATTGCGCAAGCTAATGCGCAACAAGTTCAAAACGATCACAAGGCCACTCCGGAACAAAAACAACAGGCCGAACAGGCCCGTCAAGCCGCATGGAAAGCCTATCTCGATGGCGCTGAAAAATATGTTCAGCCATCAAAGGGTGGCAGTAAGTCTGGTGGTGGCGGCAAAAAAGATGGCGGCGGCATTAAGGGCCATCTAAAACAGGCATTCGGCGCGGAAGACCCGCACCTTTATGCACAGGCCGGGCTGGGACTATTGCGTAAGACTGGTCCGCCTCCACTCGCACAGCCATCGCCACAAGAGCAAACGGCACAGCGTGATTATGACGACCAAAAGAAGCGCGATGATGCCGTAGAAGCCGAGGCTAACGCCTTCAAAAAGTACACCGATCTACAAACTAAAGGCGGATCTCCAGAGGAAATTTCTAAGGCTAAAAAAGAATACGACAACGCCCGTGAAAATACGCGCATTCAGACTGAGCGTAAGGGTGGCATGGAACGTGAACCTAAGCCCCAGACGGCCAAAGAGCACTACGACGCAGCTTACGCGGCATCGGTAGAGCGCGGTGATAAAGACCCAACAAAAGATCCAGAAGTAATGAAGTGGGATGGGGCCATGAAGGCCGAAGCTGACGCTCAAAGAAAACAAGGCGGCGGTGATAAGCCAGAGACTCGCGATTTCGATGGTTATTTACAGCAGTACGATCCGGAAAATAAACTTCCCGGAGAGCATAAACAGGGCTGGGTAAAGCTGGGCAAATCTAAGAAGGATGCCGAAGGGCCGACCGAAAAGGGTACTTGGAAGTTAATGAAAAAAGACGGCAAACCGGTATGGCAAAACGATAAGACCATGGAGACGCGTGACGCCAAGGGATTCACACCCGAAGGTGAAGACGCGAAGCTTCAAGATAAGCGCGATAAGTACGTTCAGCCACGCCAAGATATGATTGACTCCGTGGAAAGCGCTCATGACTACTTGGATGGAAAGAAATACACCGGTACCGGCGATTACAATCTGATGCTGCAACTCCAGCAGGCAATTACTGCCGGTAAGAAATCCGGAATTCGTTTTACTGGTCGCGAGCAGGACATGGTGACCAAGGCTCAGACGGCCTACGACAGTATGGATGCTTATGTTCGCCATAAGTTCCAAAAAGGTGGACCGTATTTTTCTAACGAACTTCGCAAAGATATGGTCGATACTTTGGATGGCTTAAGAGAAAACGCAGATAAGGAAATTAAGCGCTATGACAAGGAACATCCGAACGATGATCGGCCGCAATCGATGGATGAAACGCCGAAGTCACAGACTAAATACAGCGCAGGAGACATTGTAACTGGGCCTGACGGCAAGAATCATAAAGTTATTGGTTACAATAAGGACGGTACGCTGAAGTTAGATAAGAACGTAGAACCTGATTAATGAGCGACGATCAGAACACCTTAACAGTCGATCCTTCCAAGGTTAAGCTCGTATCTAAGGCTAAGCCTGCGCCGATGTCCGCCACTCCTGATAATAAATCGGCAAGTCCCAACTGGGACAGCGTGGACCCATCTAAAGTCAAGCTGGTTCAACGCAAACCAGAACCACTTTCTGCACCAGAGCGCTACGCTAGCAGTTTTACGGAATCGTTCGGTATGCCCGCCGATATAACACAGTGGCCAAAGGCCCTTAAGGGCCTAACCGAAGGTCCGTTGGGCAAAGCTGACCCCACTGGTGGCGCTCTGAATGCTGCGTATAACGTAGGCAAGGGCGCAATTATGGCTTCCGGAGAAGCTGCTCAGATCGGTCTAGACCGCATGAAACAGCCCGGCTGGCAAAACAAGCTGGCTGGCGGAACAGAATACCTCATAAGCGGCATTCCTATTCTTGGTCCGTCCGTTGTTCGCTCACAGGAACAGTTCGGCAAGGGTGATTATGCTAGTGGACTTGGAACCTTGACCGGTGTGGCCGCGCAAATTCTCATGGGCGATCCAGCATTCAAAGAAAAGCTTGCTGGTGCTCCGACTGCCCTAGCTGAAAAAGCAAAATCTATTATTCGTACCAAGACAAATATCGGTGACGCTGCTGTACAAGATGCACACGCCGGACAGACAGCTAAGAACGCAGAACTTACGACTGAACATCAAGAAGCCGTTGATAGGTGGGCCAAGGAAACCCTAAAAGCTCAGGCCAAGCATGAAACGAAAGTGCTTGAAATCATCAATAATAATAAGGATGAAACCCTAGAAGGCTATCTAAAAACGGCCGATGAACTAAAGAAGCTTAACGAGAAGCACGCCCAAAAAGTGGCAGAAATGACTCAGGACCATGCTGAAAAATTAGAGCAGGTCCGAAGTAAAAACGCTGAAACCAAATCTTCTTACGAAATGGGAAAGGCGGCAACTAGGGCCGCTGGCGAACAGGCCGCACAAATTTCAGAAAAGCTTCCAGCAGTTCGCGATAGCGCTCTGAAGGCGGCTAAAGAGGCATACCCGAAGGTCGATGGCAGCGCCGACGCCAGAGAAGTGTATTCAGAGCTTCAGAAATCGTTAGACAGTAAGCTAAAGGGCACCGAAAAGGCACCTTCCTCATTGAAAAGCGTCATGGCAGAACTCCAGCCTAAAGAAGGTGAAGGCGAATTCCCGTTAGTAATGGGAGAAAAGCCTGGGCCGGAATTGGCGGCAAGGCTAAAAGATCAGGGTGTTTCCGGATTTGATGAAGCTGGTGCCGGAGAGAAAATAACTTTCGATAAACTCCACGGCTATTATAGTGAAATTGGCCGCCAGTTGTACGACCGCGATCTGCCGGGCGACGAAGCGGCCGCACTGAAAGACGCACGCGGAAAGATTCTTGCCCAGATGGAGAAGTTGGCTAAAGCAGAAGGTAAACTGGAATTGTTCCAGGCCGCCCAAAGAAAATGGATGGAACTAGAAAATACTTTCTTCAATACCGCTTCCTCGGCTAGGGGCGGTTCGCCCATTGCGCGAGCGTTACAGGCTCGTGATCCTATTACCGGTAAGCTGCGTCCAGACTATGTTCAGCAAATTTTGGCTGAACCGAAATCAAATAAATTGGCCTCCGAATTATTAGGTCGTTACGGGGAACACGGCGCACCGGTAGAAGAGATGGGCAGGTTACGTAGTGCCACAGACGTAGCCAAAGAGGCACCAAAGAAACTTACACTTACTCCGGAGCCGGAACCGCCAGAACTGCCAGAAAAGCCCAAAGCGCCGGAGTTCACGCCGCCGCCGCTTGATGTAGAAAAGACCCCAAATGCTCCGGAATTAAAGCCGCGTCCGGAAGCTCCGGAGATTGAAACCTTTGATGCGGAAAAATATCGCTTAGAACAATTGAAGAAGTTTGCCGAAAGAATGGGCAAAACATCTCCATGGGCCTTAGCATCTTGGGGTATGGGTATTGCCGAAATGTTTATGGGGCAGTTGCCGTACGCTTGGATTTATCCAGGATCGAGGGAATTGATTGCTGGGGCACTTAGAAATCCAAGGATAGCAAACTGGCTGGCTGAAGGTCGTATTTATGGAACCCTTCCAGAAGAAGGCCGCTCGCCTACCGTTTCTCCGCTAGCACACAGACCGCTCAGCCCCACACCTGAAAAACCTGAAGAAGAACAGTAACTACCATTCGTCTTTATCGAACCACATAAAAACAAGGAACGCTATGAATGTCAAAAACTGCATTCTATCCCACATTATACACACAAAACAGCAAGCGGGACAAGTAAAGTATTTCTGGAAAACTGACTATCCCCTTGCTACAAAACACACATGAACGGGGAGCATCTTTACACACTCAACTGGGTGGACTTTGCTCTAATTATTCTATTCGTAGGAGCTTGGATTTTTCTTCGCCTACGAGACAAGGCTCCGAGCGTCAACGAGATACGCGACTTTGTAAACGTTTGGAATAGCCGGGGCGGGAACATAGTTGTACTCGTTGCCCTGACAATTTACAGTCTGCGGATTGCTATTAGATTGATTTACCATTTAATTGAACTCTCATCCGAAGGGAAATTAGATCCAACCAACGCGGTCGTAGCTGTTGCCATTGCATATGTTACTGGGCAAGTTTCCGGTGCCTTTATGGGCGCGCTCTTGAAAACCATGACAGGGAATGAAGGGGGTACCTCTGTTCCGCCAGAGACTACGCCTTCAACAACCATTTCTACATCCACGGTCACCAGTAGTTCCGGTGTAAGTGACCCAACCAAAATACTCGTACCCACCGAAACCCCTGCAAAGGTGCAAATAATCGGTTCGGTAAAAACTGAAAGCGGAGAAAAATAGAGGCCATGGATAAGCCCCCCAATACACAAAGCGATTTCCAAGAAATACTAGCTCGCTTGGAAGCGATGCGATTATCAGTTTTAGGTGAAAAGGCTCCGGTAATCCCTCTTATTGATCCGACCGCCAATGTACTAAGCCTTGTAGCGGCGGCCATTGCTCGGCAGGATGACCTGCGGCTTGCGGAGTTTAGAAGGGTTGATGAACTGCGTATTAAGGCGGAAGAGTGCCAGCACGAAGTAGAGGCAGTACGCAGCCAAGCTCTAAAGGACTTGGCTAATGCTGAATCCAAGCGTATCGACGCGCTAACACTTGCAGAATCACGACGCCTTGACGCATTACTCGCTGCGGCCAGCAACAACGTCGCCCTTGCCAGTGAGAAGGCTGGCGCTCAGGCTGCCACGCTCGCGGCGTCGGTAGCATCGTCGGCTGAAGCTTTGCGGAATCAGGTGGCCGCCACATCCCAGGCGACAAACGCTCTGATTACTCAAGTACGAGAGTCCTTGGAGAAGCGTCTGCAAATTGTCGAGCAGAATCAATTTGCGGCGGGCGGTGCTAACTTGCAGCGTTCCGAGGGCACTATGCGTAATCAGTGGACAATCGGAATTATCATCGGGATATGTTTGGGATTAGCCCAGCTTTTAAGTCACTTCTGGAAATAAACTAGGTGCCAAGTTCGATATCTGAAACGATCATCGGCGGCTGTTGTATTCCAGAAGCGTTCCACACGGCAGTTATTCCACCACTTAGAAAGATATTACGTACCTCATCATCCGGTGTCACCGGGAATTTTCCGGTAATTTGTACATGGGGCGTATCTAAGTCCTCTCCGTGCCACTCTGCGCCCGAGACAAGTCCGAGAGATTCAGCGAGAGATACCAATCTTGCCCAGACTTGGTGATTGAGGTTCCAATCGGGCTGTCCGGGGGTAATGTCTTCAGGTACGAGATCAACCGCGAGGCCGAAATTGTGCCAACTAAATCCTCCCCGAGCATGCGTAACAATGGCCCCAGGAGTGGTTCTTCCTTGAGCATAAAGAGCATCCTGTTCTGCCCAGGTTCGCAAACCCTGTGTCACTTGTAAATGAATTGCCGGTTCCGTGGCATCCATCTGCCGAATAATAGATGCCAACGTAGGATGAACCTGGGACAGCCGTTGCAGTGAAATGGCGGACAGCATTTTGTCCTAATTGGGACTTATTTACCGGCGTATGTATCCCAAAAGATACAGAACTATAACGATCAGCAGCACCGTTCCCAAGATACCGATGCCGCCACCGGGACCCCAGTTTTGATAGCCGTAATACCCGCCGCCAAGACCGAACACAAGGACCAAGATGATTATGAGTAAAATCATGTTAGCCCTTAGTTCCAGGCAAAGCCCCGCCAGCCGGTGGGTTAGCGCCGGTTAGAGTGACGACCTGCTTGGCCGTGAACCTCCCATAAACAGTGATAATAAATCCGATTATCCCAACGATTGTACTCACAACCGTTGTCTGGCTGGCCGATCCTGCTATGTTCGAATACAGATGCGGGGCAACCATCGCGATAAGCGAGACTATTGATCCCCAAAAGGTGGTCGATGAAAAAATCGACTTCGCTTGTACTATATTGAACCCTAAACGTTCCGGTGAAGATGCCATGTTTTCTCCTTTTAAGCTGCTTTCAATGCTTGCAAGTCGGCTTGCAGTGCCGCCAAGTTCAAAGCGTTCGGTGCCGTGCCGCTCGTACCAATCCAGTCTTCGGCCAATTCTGCGTACGATTCGTCACAGTAAGTCGAAAACCAGGACCAACTCATTTGCTGCAATTGACCCCAAGTAATACAGGTCAACCCCACCGAGCCATAGCCCATGACGCAGGCGCAGTGCCCACCAGCGATTCCTCCGTCGTCAGACAAAACGTTCCACGCTTCTCCGGCATTGGTTTGGTCCATTGCCGAATTTGGAAGATTGACGCCAATATTGATTGAGCCAAACAGATAGATGGCCTGTTTGACTGCGGTTTGATTGGCCTGATCGATCTGTGCCCAAGCTTGGATCTTTTCTCCGGCCAATCCAGTCGTGACCATGTAATTAAGCGCATCGGTGATGGCTGCGCCGTTATCGTTTGTTGGAGGATCGGTCGGCTGGAATCCGGGGCAAATAACTGCGTACATGGCCAAGACTTGATCGAGCGTCGGCTGCACCATGTTAGCCACGCCCTTTATATGAGCGGTCCTGTTGATTACTTCGTGCGCCGGACCAGCGCATGTGCAGTTTCCATATAAATTATTACCCAACATGCCCCATTGGGTAGCCGGGACTAAATATTCTCGGAACGTTTTGGATACTGGAGGCGGAAGTGGTGCGCCAGCCTTTAGATATTTACTGAATAACAGTGTTTTTGGATTGGCTTTTGGCGGCAGCTTGCCTAATCTCATGCCTGGTCGTGACATTGTGGTCCTCCCGGTCAAAAAGTTCATCATGCTCGACAGTGTGGCGTAATCGCGGAGAAAGCGGGATGCCCAGTTTTACTTTGTTCAGGCGGCGTTCCGCGCACCACTGCTCAATAATTTCCTCGCAATACCGGCCAGGTTCGGCTTGGCAATCGTGGGCCGCCTCGCGGATTTCCAGCACCAGCGGAGCACGGATAATAACTTCTACCCACATATCTCCGCGTCTTCGAATACGGTGATCGACCCTGTATTCAGTAACAGAGTCGCCTTTCGCCTTCTTGTTTTTTGTGCTAATCATTGTTTCCCTTCCCTATAGCCAGAGGACTATCTGTGAGATCAAAATTCCGAGCATATAGAACGAGAAATCTTCTAAGTCAGAGCCGCGCGTAGCTTCGTTTTCAAATCTTGGATCATAATAAAATTCCTTCACTGCTGCGGCGACCACACCCAACCCTATAAGAGCGCCGTACCAGTACCAATGGAAGAAGTTGTGCTTTTGAGCGATATGCCCAATGGAGAGGTAAATTAATCCAGCTACCCCTGCGTGCGCGAATTGCGATACTTCATAGAAAAAAGCGGGGTCAATTACGTTTACCGGAGCATTGTCCTTGGGGGCCGGGCCAATGAGAGTAAGTGGCTCATTGGCGCTCATTTACTACTCTCGTTTTCAATCATTTGTTGGATTTCGTCCATGGACTCCTGCACTTGGTATTCATTCCCGTTATTCATCACCACCCTAGTGCAATCGGAATTTGCCAATGAATGGTCTATGAACATTTCTGATATTTCACTTACGTCCTCTATGAAAATCTGTTCGCCATCAAACGGTACAACTGCGTTAGTTAGCGTAATCACGGAATAACGTGGGCAATCCAACTAACGTGAACGTGAATTTCTGGATGGCCTGCCAATTTCATCTGCTGGTTGTAAGATTTTTGGAATGCTCGCGGGGTCGGAATAACCACTATAGAGTTACCACCAAACTGAATTCCGCGCTGTAACAATACGGCGTGAGACTTCGGGAAGCTCTGTGCTGCTACGGGTGCCGGTAGAACCTTTGCAAGGTAGCCAAGAATGGCTTGGAACGCGGCAAGCGCCACGTTGATGGCGGCAGCAATGATGGGATTTAGTCCAGGGATTGCGGCTTCGATAGTAGCCATCTGTGAGGCCACAGCGGCCACGGCGGCGTCTAGCTCATTGAGAACAGTGGGAGGGAGTCCGGCAATGTTTGTTTGGTACTGCGTGATGATGGCCTGAATACTCGTAAAGCTTGCGCCAATTATTTTCAGCGCAGAAGAAATAACCCCGCCAATGGAGGG